GTGGCAGAATTGATGGAGACTTTAGAAGACAGAATCGTTAATGTGATTGATGATTTGTTTGGTCATCGTCGCACAAGATATGGGTATCTATCACCTATGGCTGATGATGATGATTTGCTGGTTTTGGGATTAGAGATTCTTAGGGAATTTGGTGTTCGGAATCCTGAAGAGGACACGCCATGGATAAAGGAATTTATGCAGGAAGAACAAGCCAGATTGGGAAAAGAAGCCTTGCAATCCGTGACAAAAAGTGATTAAGTTTTTGGTGTACACTGACCAATAAAGATTTTGGACTGGGAATACTCGGTCGGTCTTATTGGTTACTCTGGTTGTCTTGAGAGGATGCAAAACAGACAGCCTTAACAAGCCCTAAGCACCTAACGGGGTTTGTTTAAAAGGGACGATTAAAAACCGTCCCTTTTTCCTTTTAGTATTTCCCTAAGCGTTTGATGTCGCGGTCAAGGTCATCTGGCCCGAAAGTGTCCATAGGCTTGATACGGGCAGTGTTGTTTTCGCGCAGCACGGCTTGCGATGGTTCAAGGTATTTTAGAGGTTTCTCAGGCTCGAATTGAGGGATGGTGATAACGCCTGTGATGGTCATGCCAATCATCATCATAATCAAGGCAGACGTGCTTTGCATTTTGATTTGAATGTGGTTGGCGGGGATTATTTGTGATAGTCCCCACATAGCAGCGGCGGCGATAAAGAGGTATTGAAACGGTAACATGGTAGTCTCCTTTGTTGTTGATGTATAAGAACCATACCAACAAAGGGTTAAGAAATGGTTTAGTATTTTGAATTTATGTCTGTTATTTCTTGCAACAAATCAATGACTTCTTTGGGTATGCCGTTTGAAAAGTCGTGAGATGTTCCGATAAGTTTTTTGTGTTCTCCGAATGCTGTGCCTTTGATAGTTATTGTTTGTTCCTTTGCATGTACGTGCATTGAAATATAATGTTCTTTTCTGTGTTTTATGCGGTGCGCTAGAGAGGTTTGCCACGTCAAATGTATGTTTTCGTCACAGGATATAAAAATTGGAAGTGGACTTTCTATATCTTTTGGTAGTTCCGCCAAAAAAAGCATTGTGTTTACTGCGGATTTTGGGTTTACAAATTCCCTATTAAAATCAGTCCATCCTTTTTTTTCATAATCACTGCCACACCATCCTTTTTTTGATTCATAGATAAAAATAGACCAAAGTTTTTCATAGCATTCTTTTCTCGTAAGAGGGCGCATTATTGATTTTCCAGTTCTTTTTTTAGTTTTAGAATCAAAGGTTTTGCTGCATCTGGTAGTGGTTTTCCGGTCATGGATTTAAGGATTGCTCCCCTGAGTAAATAAATCAGGGTGTAGATTTCGTATTGCATGGGTTTAGTCCAAGATTGAGTAAACGTTTTTTTCTTCGGGTTGTTTGCGGCGTTTTCGTTTCATGAAGAAGTGGATGGAATCGGCAAGGGATGCTAGGGCAATGCAAAGGCACAGGCTGGCTAGGCCAACGCCCACAGGGGCTAGGATCACGGGCAAAGGTAGGGATGTGCCATCGTCATTTTTAAGCAGGTACAAAAAGCCTGAGCATAGCAGCAAAGACAAAAGGATAAAAAACAGATCAAGGATGATGTAAAAGGATGGGCTTTTCATAGTGCTGGCTTTCTTTTGGGAGATGTGTATTGTTTTTTAAGTTGTTCTCTTATGCGGATTTCTGCTATTTTTTGGTCAAGATTGTTTTTTTGTTGGTGCAACCAAGCGATAACAGTATCGGCATTTAATTCCTCTGATTTACAAAAAAGCGTTTCGTGAACGTTTGCAGAATCTGGAAATTTTTGGTCAAAAACAGTGCGCGATACAAAACGAAAGGCGATATTTTCTTTTGCAGGGCATTCTATATATATCTCAAAAAAATAATTTTCATTTTTTAATGATGCAACATAGTTGATTAGATCAAGCAATTCTTGTCCGTATTTCATAGTCCCCTCACGATAATTGATTAAGAGTGCGGTTACAGAAAAATCTGAGAGCATGGCACAGGATCGGAAACGGCAAAACTTTGATAATTTTTTCTGCGTCTTCAGTCATGCCAGCGATATAATACAATGCCAAGATGGGCAAAAGGATTATCAGGAAAAAGTTTCCCATGTTTTTTAAGAGGTAGCCTGTCAAAAACAGGGCTTTTTTAAGGTGTTCTTTGTTGTCCATATTCCCCTCACGATACGTGCTTGTGGTGTTCTGTCCATTCACGCGGTAGGGACGTTTTAAGCATCATCAGGTCATGGTTGATGTTTCTGATCTCCACCTTGCACTCTGCCAGCGTTACAGATGCTCTGCGGCCTTCCTCGTTGACAAAAAGGGCCTTGTGTCCGTGTTCTTCCATTTGCACCATGCAGCGCGTGTAAAAACCGAGGTCGCGTAGTTTTTGGATGTAGATGGTGTTCATGGTTATGCTCCTTTAATTTGGTGGTTCATAATGGGGAATTTAAAAGGACTATAGGGGTTGTATTCTGGCGAGACGTAAGACGTTTCTGCGTGTTCTTTACCCCATTTGTTGCCTAGGCAGGGGCTATTGAGTTTCTGTTGCTCTAGTAGAATGCGAGCGGCGAAGGCTTGCAGTTTTTCGCGGTCATCGGTTTGTCCAAAGATTTGATTGATGAGATTGTCAATCATTGAAAAAGTGAGAATGTTATTTTGGATCATGGTTATACTCCTTTGCCAGTCCTACGGGTTTTATCGGGAAACAAAGTATTGCTAAAAACGGCACCTTTAAACGATGCTTTTTTAAACCACTGGGCACCATAAAAGTTGGAATTTGTAAAGTTGCAGTGATTAAAAATAGTTTCATCTAAGTAACTGTCTGAAAGATCGCAATCCGTGAAATTTGATCCTGTAAAATCTGCGCCTCCAGCATATACGCCAGAAAGGTTGGCTTTATTAAAATTGCAGTTGGTGAGTTTTGACTTGTGAAAGCTAACTTTAAGTCGATGCCCGCTAAAATCAGAACCTGAAAAGTCGGCATACGAAAAGTCTGTTTTTTCATTTCCTGAAAAGCCTGATTCCGTAAGGATAATGCCTCTAAAATCTCTCCGGCCTTGGTAATAGGCCGTGGCCAATTCGCATCCTGTGAAATAAACCTTTTCTGAAGGATGTTGATCCTTTTGTGTAACAAGATGCTTGATGAGTAACTCCATGGATTTGGGGATGGGGTATTCGCCGGATTCATAGGATCGGATCGTGCGCACGCATTTACCCACAAGGGCGCATAGTCTTGTTTGGCTGACACCTAAGTGTAGCCTTGCTTGTTTAAAATGTTCGGGTGTCATTTGTGGTGGTTCCTTTGGGGTTTTGATTCATAGTCGGGATCGAGAAAAAAATCGGTGTAGGCTTTATATAGGCCCGACAAAAAAGCTGGCTCCATTTCCTTTCTTTTGTCTAGGTCTGGATAGAATTTTTGATGCACTTCTTTGTTTTCATAAGGTGTTTTGATGACATAGTTTGTGATGGTTTCGTCACCAAAATTTATTGAAAATGTATTGTAAGCAATACTAGGCAAAGTCCATGTTAAAGCGAGCTTTCTAAGGGACGGAGCAACATTGACCTTGGGATAAAGCGGTTCCCCCGTGCGGCTGTGATAATACAGCGGCAAAAGATTGCAGATCACGTCTAGGGTTTCATGCTCTGTTTCAAAAAGATTGCGATTAAGTTGTGCCTCTAGTGCGTCAAGGCAATGGGTTTTTAAGGGGTTTTCGTCGGTCATGATTGGTTTCCTTATTCTGGTGAATGATTTGTGATAGGGCCCAAAGTATCCTTATGTTTTTCTAAGACACCCTTTAAATCTTTAAGAAATTCGTTTGTTTTTTTATCAATAGGGATTGTGATAGTGCGGGTTTTATCATGCCATGTGAAACGCAAACTACGTAAAATACGTTCAGATATGAAAAATTGACGGCCTTTTAAGGCAAACTGAACAATTCGGTTTGGGTGTGTGTCTTTATGGGCTTGGTATTTGTAATAATTGTATTCGGTTGATCCTTTTGGGTCTGGGATAAACTCTTCAAAGCACGAAAGGAATTTAGAAAATTCTAGCTCGGCTTTTGCCTTTTCCAAGCTGTTTTCCAGGGATTCGATGTTGTCTTCTATGTTTTCGATGTTGGTCATGGTTGGTTTCCTTTTGTTGATGATAGATATACAATACGGCAATACTTGCAGTCTGTCAAGGAAGAAATTGCATCATTTAAACGGGGAAGTATCCCAGTTGGTTTGCTTCTTTGATGATGCACTGCCCGTAGTATTGGGCGGCCTGTCTGCTAACAAATTGCGACGATTCACGTTTTGTGAACAGGATTTTGCCGTTTGATTTGACAAGGTATCCCAGCACGTATCCGCCGTTGCCTCTGGTGATTTTTAGGATGATTTTGGGGTTCATGGTTTGGTTTCCTTTGTTGAGTTAAACGATTGCTGTGTTGTTTCGGCTACTCTCAAGCCCTCCCTTGCTCAAGATATAAAAAGCCATCATCACCTTGGGCTAAAGATTGCTCCGCGTATTTACGAGACGCGCTCAGCAAAGCGTCCCCCACATTTTTTGGGCAAAAACGATTCCAGCTCCAAAACTCTGTCAGCTCACGATTACGAGCCACCCAAAAATCGTGCCCATTCTCTGTAGGTGTTCCTGCTTGGTTTAAAAGATCATTGTTTGATACTTCAAACCCAGCGCAATCCCCTACAATCGTGGCCAAAGTTTCATCGGTCAGATCATTAAATCCCAGTTCTGGGGAAAGATAATCATCCGCTGAAAAAAACATCGCATCGATATAGCCTTTGGTAAAAGCAGAAAGATCATTGTAGTTTAAAGTTGTCATGGTTTTGGTTTCCTTTGTTGTTTGGTTACGCTTGTTGTGTTGTTGTTATTGTTAAGATCAATATACTGCAATTATTGCAGCCTGTCAAGGAAAAAATTGCATCTTTTGAAAAAAAGAGAAACAGAAAAGCACCACAAGGAAACAGATTTAAAAAGGTGTAGTTTTTATTTACTTGACAGTGTGATTTTTGTTTGTTAGAAAGCCTCGTGCGCGTAAACTTAATAGCTCAATACCCTGATTGTTTGATAACCTTTAAGATATTCTTAAAATATATACGCCTAGGGGTCTTTAGGGGAGCGGCAGAGAGGCGTTAGCCTATCGGTGAGCATCCCCTATGAAACAAACCCAGCGTTAGCTGGTTCGTAAGGGGAATTCTGTTCAAAATCTTTGAACGTCTTTTTTTTGGGATGAAGTGGGGGGATTCACCATCCCCTCTTTTGTTGTGTGTTGTGTTAGGATTTTGCTTGGGATTCTGTGATGGTTGTGTTCAGGTTGTTGTAAATCTCTTTAAATTTTGCCTTTTGTTCTGCCGTTGGAATTTCTTTATAAAAGCGATGGAAAGCGCATTTTTTTTCAAAGTTAAAGCCTAAGCGGCCTTTTTCAACGCCAGCAATAAAAAACGTGTTTGGGAATTTTCGCCATTGTATCAAGGTGCCATCTTTGACAAGGTCAACAATACACTGGGGCAGATCGGCAAGCGTTCTTTCGCAGTAAGCAATTTTGCTTTCTTCCCGCTCAATGGCCATTTCAGTTTTTTCAATGCCTTTTTGGCGATCTCTCAAAGATTCGTTTTGTTTTTCCCAGCGGTTTAAGGTTTTGTATCCGCCCCGCTTGTCGTTCAAAGGTTGTCCGTTGGCACTTCTTACATCATCAAAATGATCGCTTAAACGAGCATCAAAATCATTTTGCTTTTTTTCTAAAGAGGCTTTCAAAATTTCAAGTCTTTTGGTCATGGCTTGGTTTCCTTTGATTGTGTGTGAAAGTGGTTTAAACAGGCAAGTACCCGCAATGGTAAGCCTCATTAATGATTTTGTTTCCAAAATCAATCGCATCCTTTTTGGAAACAAAGGAAACCTTTTCTCTTTTAGAATAAAGGCACTTGTTTTGCGATTTGACAACGTAAACAGGTATAAAAACATTTTGGGTTTTAATAATTTTTAAATTGATCGAGCAATCCATGGTGGTGATCCTTTGTTGGTTACGCTTGTGTTGTTGTTATTGTTATATACAGACTACTGCAATTTCTGCAGCATGTCAACACCTTTTTTTAAAAAAAATAGGAAAAAAGAAAGGGCTTGATTTTATAGGCTTTTGTTGTCATACATACACAAAAGGGAGGATTTTATGGATAAAGATGATAAAAAGCCGAAGAAAAGCCCAAAGAAGAAGCTAACACCTAAGCAAGAGAAATTCGCTAGGAACGTTGCAAGTGGAATGACTCAAGTTGACGCTTATAGAGACGCATACGATACAAAAACCACTAATAAAAATTCTCAGAGAGTCAGGGCCTTACATGAAATCCGTAAGACTAACGTAGCGGATATGATAGCTGACCTCAAGGCAAGAGCAGAGCAAGGCGTTGTTTGGACCCGTGAGATGGCTATGACGGCACTGCTAGACACATACCAGCTAGCTAGGGACCAAAACCATGCACAAGGTGCCACAGGGGCTTTAAAAGAGCTTAACGCGATGTATGGCTATAATGAGGCAACAAAGATCAATATCGGTGGGCAGAATGGCAACCCGATTTTGCTTCAGAAAATAGAAAGAATCGTTGTAAATGACGACTCTCAAGATTGATACGCCGAAATGGGCATTGCCGTTGCTAAAGCCAGCGCGTTACAAGGGGGCGCATGGTGGTAGAGGAAGCGGTAAATCTCATTTCTTTGCTGAGATGCTGCTGGAAGAGCATCTTATGAATCCAGACACGTGCAGCGTTTGCGTTAGGGAGATCCAGCAATCGTTGGACAGATCAGTTAAACGTGACCTTGAAATTAAAATAGAGGAAATGGGCATTGCTGATCATTTTGTGGTGCAAAGCAATGTGATTAAAAACAAGTATGGGAAGGGAGAGATTGTATTTCAAGGCATGCAAAGCCATACGGCTGATAGTATTAAGTCTTTGGCCGGTTTTGATCGTGCATGGGTGGAAGAGGCTCAATCGTTATCACATCGAAGCCTTGAGTTGTTGCGGCCAACAATCCGAAAACCAGGATCAGAGTTGTGGTTTACGTGGAATCCAAACTTTAAAACGGATGCCGTGGATGCATTGTTAAGGTGTGAGAATCCTCCGCCTGATTCCATTGTGGTGCAGGTTAATTATATGGACAACCCATGGTTTCCACAGGTTTTGCGGGATGAAATGGAATACGACAGATCACGAAGCGTAGACAAGTACCAACATGTGTGGATGGGCGGATATATTGAGTTAAGCGAGACAAGAGTCTTTAAGGATTGGGTAATTAAGGCCTTTGATACTGACGTGGATGCTGTCTTTCAGTTTGGGGCTGACTTTGGTTTTAGTGTAGATCCCACGGTCCTGATACGCTGCTATCTCAAAGAGCGCACGCTATATATAGACCAAGAGTTGGTGCTGAAACAGTGTGAGACTATAGACATGCCCAAAATGTTTTTGAGCATACCGGAAAGCCAGAGATATATCATCGTGGCGGATTCATCACGTCCTGAGACCATATCGCATCTGAAGCGGCATGGGTTCCCTAAGGTTATGCCAAGCCTTAAAGGCAAGAATAGCGTGATTGAGGGGATAGAGCTGCTGAAGGGATACAGGATTGTTGTGCATCCACGGTGTGAGGAGACGATAAACGAACTGTCCTTTTATAGCTATGCCACGGATAAAGACAGCGGTAAGGTATTGCCTGAACTTGAAAAGAATCAAGCCGATCATTGCATTGATGCGCTAAGGTATGCGTGTGAGGGCTTTAAGAACCTAAGACGTGAAGAGCCTAGGCCTCTAAGGCTTGTGGATACGTTTGGAAACTGGAGTGCAGGTTAAATCATGTCCAACAACAACAGTAAGACCAGCAATTCATCTTCTTCTTTGATGACAAAGTTTAAGTAAATCTTTAGGAGTATCTCTAAGGCTTTTGTTTCTTTTAAGAGTGATGGCCTGTTTATCTTGGCAATGTCTTGGGGTTTTTTGATTGAGACGTTAAACAGGGCGGAAAGCTGTTTTAGGTCTTGTTTGATCTTCTTTTTAGGGATTTGCTTTGTGATGATTTGTGTGACGATGGTGTCAATGTGGACTTTGTGTTTCTTTTGGTGTGCGGGAATGTATACATAGCCACCGCCGCCTAACAGTTCCACGTCTTGCGTTGTGGTGTTGGGTGTCCAGTAGTTGCCTGCCCAGTATGTTTTAGCCCAGTATCGGTTAGACCACATTTTTGTTTGACTTTAAGGTTTTTTTAACTATAGCCTATAAACAAAATAAAGGAAAAACTTTGTGAAAGACGAAGATTTAGTCCAAAAAATTAAGGATAAGTTTAACAGAGATCAAGGCTATTGGTCATCAATATATGATGAAGCCAAGCGTGATATGATGTTTTTGTCTGGTGAACCGGATGCGCAGTGGGTGGGCCTTAAGAAGCCCATAGGCACGGCACTTACCATTGACAGGCTTTCATCTGTGGTGAATCAGATTGCAAATGACATACGCATGAACACGCCGGCGATTAAGGTGATTCCAGGGGACCGTGAATCTAGCGAGGATGTGGCGGAAATACTGTCTGGTTTGATAAAGAACATTGAATATGAATCCATGGCGGATTCTGTTTATGATTCTGCTGCTTTGTCGTCTGTGCGCTGTGGCATTGGCTTTATGCGCATTGAGACGGAATACGAAGATGATACGTCTTTTAATCAAAAGATATGCATAAAGAGGGTGGCTAACCCGCTGAGTGTTTATATTGATTGCACGTCTGTTGAGGCAGATGGGTCGGATATGAAGCATGCGACAATCTTACAAGAGATATTGGTTTCAGATTTTAAAGAGGATTATCCTGAGTTTGATCCTTCATCATTTAAAGAAGGCGGCATAGAGCGGCAGTATAAAGACGAAGATAGTATTTTTATTGCCGAGCATTTTTATATTGAGAATAAAAAGGAAGAGCTTGTATCGCCGGATGATGAAACGATGCGCCGTCCTGTTGTTAGGAAGATAATTCACAGGGTATTGGTGTCTGGCAAGGATGTTTTAGAAAAAACAACGTTTCCAGGGGATTATATTCCTGTTGTGCCTGTATTTGGGGAAGAATATTGGGTTGAGGGCAAGCGGTATTTGGCAAGTGCCATTCGTCGGGCAAAGGACCCGCAAAGGATGTATAACTACTGGCGTTCTGTTGAAATATCGTTGCTTATGAAACAGCAAATTGCCCCTACCATGGTGGCTGAGGGTCAAATTTCTGGCTTTGAAGACGGATGGAAAGACCCCACTTCTTTGTTTGTGCAATACAAACTTTCGGATGGGGTTGGAAATGTTTATCCTTCGCCGCAAAGATTGCCGCCGCCTCAGATACCTACTGGTATTGTGGATGCTGCCTTAACGATGGCAGAGGACATTAAGGCCACAACGGGTATCTTTGATGCGTCTTTGGGGAATAAATCTAACGAGACCAGCGGTATTGCAATTCAGAGACGGCAGCAAGAAGGTGACACGGCTACGTTTCACTTTGCGGATAACCTAACGAAAGCAATATCTTACGCAGGAAGGGTGATTGTATCTGCTATTCCTAAGATTTACGACACGGCCCGTATTTTGAACGTTATGGACCTTGAGGGGAACGTTAAGAAGGTTGGGGTTAATGGTGAGATAACGGAAGACCAGCAAGAAGATGTTGACCTGACAAGGGGACGTTACACTGTGAAGGTGACAACGGGTCCATCCTTTACGACAAAGCGGCAAGAATCGGCGGATTTCTTTGGAAAGATTGCGCAATCTCAGCCTGAGATGATGCAGATTGTTGGTGATTTGGTGTTTAAGTACATGGATTTACCAGGTGCGGAGGCTTTATCGGAAAGAATCAAGAAAACCATGGACCCGAGGCTTTTGGACGAAGAAAACGATCCTATGGCGGCGCAATATCAGCAGCAGATGGAAGCCATGCAGCAGCAGCTACAAGCGGCAGCGCAAGAGATGCAAGCCATGCAACAGCAGCTTGATAACAAACAAGCTGACACGCAGATAAAGGTTCAGAGTGAACAAAACAAAGTTGAAATTGAAAGTGCAAAGTTGACGTTGCAGCAGTCTGAAATGGAAACAGATGCTCAGTTAAAGCAGCAAGAACTTGAGATAAAGTTTAAAGAACTTGAGATTAAAGAACAGGAATTGATGATCCGTTTGGAAGAATTGCGGATGCAGAAAGAATTAAAAGAACTTGAGATTATGACGAATAACTTTAATGCCCAAAACCAAGAAGATGATTCTGGTAAGATGGAAAAAGAGGATGAAGGTGATAATGGATCAAGGGATTTAGAGCTTGCTCTTTTGCAGGGTAACAGTGCCGCAATTCAGGGAATAACCAACCTGATGCAGAGCAAAAAGAACATCACGATCAACAGAGATGCCAACGGATTGATGGAATCCCTGACCGTTATGTAAAAGTGTATTGAAATTTTAAAAAAGGTGCTGTATGAATGAAGAAAATGTCGTTGTAAATGAAGAGGAAGTTTCCTCTGATGTTGCAACAGATGAAGGCCAGATTGAAGAAAGTAAGGTTGAGAGTCCCGAGGTTCAGGAAGAGATTGCCGAGCCTGAAGATGATACGCCCTTTCCTAAGAAGGCTGTAAACGCTATTTCGAGGCGTGAAAAGAAGATCGAAAAACTGCGTGCGGAAAACGAGCAGCTTAAAGCTCAGTTGCAGCAGGTGCCCTCTAAAGAACAGGTTTCACAGGTAAAAGAACCTGAGGTTTCAAAATCTGACTCTGCTCCTAATCCTGATGATTATGAGACTTGGGATCAGTATCTTGAGGCTAAGGTTGAGCATAATGTGAAAACGGCTTTAGAAAAAAGAACATCGCAAGAAAAACAATCTGAGGTTTCTCGGAAAGAGCAAGAATACTTTAGCCAGAGAATTAAAGACTTTGGTGTGAGTGTTGACAAGCATTCTGAGAGGATTTCTGATTTTGAGGTTATTGGTGATCGTATTGAAAAAGACGTTTTGCCTAATCTATCTGCGGATGTTCAAAAGGCCATTTTGGAATCAGAGGATGGGGCTTTGGCTCTTTACACTTTGATGAAGGAAGGTCGCATTGAGGATTTAGAGGACATGGACGGGCGAGAGGCCTTGAGATTTCTTGCTAAAGCTGAGGTGCGAGGCCAAGAATTTATTAAGAATTCAAGGAAAGTTTCTGCTGCACCAAAGCCTATTCAGGCTGTAAAAGGCACGGGGACTTACACAAAAGACGTTGCTGACATGACCCCTGATGAGATCAGGAAAAAATATAACCTTAGATAAAGGAAAAACTGATGCCTAATACAATTAACACAAATAAATCGGCTCCTGGTCGGATTGCCAAAGTGGCAGCGACCATGTTTTCTGATGATATGCAGTTTGTAAGGACCATTGCGCGGGAAGATTCGGTAGATTTTGCCCCGCAAGCTGGTGGTTACAAGCCTGGTGACACGATTTTTATCAATAAGCCTCCTCGGTTTACGACAGGAACGAACAGAGATATTACCTCTGGTGGTATCCAGGACATTACGGAAGAAAAGGTTGCAATGACGTTAAATCAGTCGTTTACGGCGGCTGTAGCGTTGACATCGAATGAGTTTGCAACAGATATGGCGTTTGATTCGTTTGCCGTGCGTGTTTTAAAGCCTTTGGTGTCTCAAATGGCCCATCGCATTGAATCAACGTTTATTCAGTTGGCGTGTCAATCTACGGCTAACGTTATTGGTACTGCTGGTTCAACCGTCTTTAACACCTTGACCATGATGCAAGCTAACCAGCGTATGTCTGAGTTGCTGGCAACAGGCAGTGAAAACGAGTGGATTGCTTTGTTGTCTCCTAGTGCTAAAACCTCTGCTGTGGATGCAAGAAAAGGTTTGTTTCAGTCTTCTGAGGAAATCTCTAAGCAATACAAGCGCGGTGTAATGGGTCAGGCGGATGGTTTTACTTACTTGAGTAACAACCTGATGTATACCCACACAACGGGTACGGGAACGCAAACAGATGGTTCGGTTACCACAACGGCAAACATGACCAACGGTGCTTCAACTATTGCTGTAACGGGTTTATCGGGCTCTGGGACAATCACTGCTGGTACTGTGTTTACGGTGGCAGGTGCGTTTGCGGTTCACCCTATTACCAAAGCAACCTTGCCGTTTTTGCAGCCTTTTGTTGTAACAACAACGGCAACGGCGTCTTCTGGTGCGGCCACGCTTTCTGTTTCCCCAACCATTTACAGTTCTACGGGTGTTGGATTGCAGAACGTTTCTGCTTTGCCAAGTTCTGGTGCGGCTGTGGTGTTTTTAACGGGTAAGACTACAAGTGCAAACTTTCAAAACTCTTTGACGTATTGTAAGGATGCGTTTCGTTTTGCGTCTGTGCCCTTGATTTTGCCAGGTGGTATGGACAAGGCGGCGCAAGAGACTGTGGATGGTTTGACCATTCGGGTTTTGGCGGATCACGACATTAAAACCGATCAGTACATCCTCAGAATAGACTTTTTGGGTGGGTTTGTTCCTGTTCGTCCTGAGTGGGCAACAAGGGTTACGGCGTAACGCATGGGGGGATGGGAAACTGTCCCCCTTTTTAATCATTTGAGAGGTTTTTATGAGTTCAGGAATTATTGGAGGCAACACGTTTGCCATTTGTGCGGTGGTGGTCAACTTTAACCCTGCGTCTGTAGCGGCGGCAACAGTAGCGGCGCAATCGATTACAGTTCCAGGTGTGTTGCCTAATGACATTGTTGTTGTGGTGCCTCCTTCAACGCTAAACGCTGGTTTGGGCATTGCTGGGGCTCTTGTAACGGCAGCTGACACCGTTTCTGTGCGTTTTGTCAATGCCACGGCAGGTGCCCTTGACCCTGCGGCTGCTGATTATGTGTTTTTGGTTACGCGCCCTGAGAGCATCGCGGGTCGTGTAACAACGGGGTAATGTATGGCAACGGCGCGTGACCTTATCACAAGGGCGTTAAAAGCATGTAGGGTTCTTGCCCCTGGTGAGAATCCTAGTGCTTCTGAGGCAGCCGATGCCTTGATGATTTTAAATATGATGCTGTCCAGTTGGAGTACAGATAACTTAAACGTTTTTGCTCAAACTTTAGAAAGTTTCTCGCTTGTTAGCAATGTTTCGTCCTACACGATTGGCACAGGACAAACGTTTAATACGGTTAAGCCTATCGTTATACAGACAATGTATGTAAGAACCGGATCGGTGGATTACACTGTCAAAGAAATTAGCGATCGTGATTATTCTAACGAAATATCAATGAAATCAATCGTTGGTGTTCCATATTGTTATAATTTTAACAATGATTATCCTTCTTCTGTGATTAAGTTTTACCCTGTTCCTGATCAGAATTATCAGTTGTTTATTCTGTCTGAGAAGGCTTTAACGTCCATTGCGTCTTTGGACACGGTGATTTCGTTTCCTGAGGGTTGGGAGTTAGCCATTGCGTATAATTTGGCTGTGATGTTGTTTCCTGAGTATCAGCAAGCGGTTGACCCTGCCATTGTGAAGATTGCGGATGATGCCAAAATGGGGATTCGTCGGGCAATCAATCGGAATCGCAAGTTTGTGTTTGGCGATGATGAGGATTTTAGACAAACGGATAATATCTACGCTGGGTGGTTTCGATGAAAACGGGTCTTGTTGGTCCGTCATATTCTGAAAGAAGTTTGTCTTTCGACGCCCAAAGAACAATCAATTTTTATCCTGAATTGAATCAATCTGGCAAAGAAATTTCAGCTTTGTATGGCACTCCTGGGCTTTCTGTCTTTTGCGATACGGGATTAAGCAAAAGCAGGGGATTGTTTGCTTCATACAATGGTAGGGTTTTTTATGTTGCTGGGTCTGTTTTGTATGAAATTTCTTCTTTGGGTGTTGCCACGGTTTTGGGAACGTTGGCATCGTCTTTGGGTTTGGTGTCGTTTGCTGAGAATCCCACGCAGTTGATGCTTGTGGATGGGACAAAGGGTTACATTTTTACGTATTCGAGCAATACGTTTGTTCAAATTTCAGATTTAGATTTTCCTGTTGCAAACAATGTCACGTTTTTAGATAGCTATTTTATCGTCAATTCTTCTGGCACGACTCAGTTTTTTGTTAGTGCGGTTAATAACGGAACGGTGTGGTCTGCTTTAGATTTTGCATCGGCGGAATCGTCACCAGACAAGATTTTAAAGGTGATTGCCGTTAATGGGGAATTGTGGCTCTTAGGGGAAAGAACAACAGAGGTTTGGTCTAACACGGGTGACCCTTTGTTTCCTTTTCAGAGAACATCTGGTGGTAAAATTGATATTGGTATTTTTGCCCCAGAAACGGCTGTTTCAAGTGCTTTTGGGGTTATTTTTGTTTCTCGAAATGCGCAAGGTGATGGCATTGTTTATCAAATGAACAATCTTTCTCCCAAAAGGATTAGTAACCCTTTTATAGAGCGTCAGATTCACAAGGTGATGAATCCAAGCCTTATGTCTGCGTATATGTATCAAGAGGACGGACACACGTTTTATGTGCTTACAGGCGGTGATTTAGAGACAAGCCTTGTTTATGACCTTACAACGGATCAATGGCATGAAAGAGCGTATTCTAGCCCTGTAACGGGCTTGTTTGAGCAACATTTAGGGGTTTTTGGGATTACTGGATTTAACAAAACGCTTGTGGCGCACAAAGACTACGGAAAAATCTATGATATGTCTTTAGAATATACCATGGATGACACGTTTGAATTGATTGGGGAGCGTGTTTTTAGGCACCTTAACGAAGAAAACAAACCTTTTTCGGCAGATAGTTTAGAGATTGCCTTTGAGGCGGGTGTAGGCACGCAAACGGGCCAAGGATTGAATCCAAGAATGCTTTTGTATGTCAGCAAAGACGATGGCCGCACGTGGTTTGGTCCTTTGGAGGGTTTTATGGGAAAAGTCGGTGAATACAAAAAGCGTGTGATATTTAGACGTCTGGGAACAGCATCCACATTCACGTTTCGCGTGAGGATTGCGGACCCTGTCAAGCGGTGTTTGATTGGGGGGTATCTTAACGCATGAGTGGTGTTGTTCCTCAGCCTCCGATTCGTGAAATGCTTGTGGATGGCTCGGGCCATGCCTCGTTACCATGGCGGGACTATTTTAACAAAGACTGGAGGGGTGACTCGGGCACACCATGGACCCCTGTTTGGACAAACTTTAGCCATCCTATGACGGTCACAGCAAAATTCTATAGAATTTCTCAGTATTTGTGCTATTTTAATATCGTGATTGTTCCTGTCACGCACACAACAACGTCAGGTCATTCAAGTTACGCTACGTTTCCATTAAGGATTTTGGCATCGAGTGGCTTTAATGTGGCGATTAGTGATCGGAGCATTGGAACGGGAATATCGCAAAGCAGTCCGGATCGTTTGATCTTGCCGCACTGGACAAACGAAACGCAAACGATAACGCTAAGCGGTGTTTTAGAGGCAACATGATTCGATTTGCAACAAACGACGATATAAATGCCGTAGAGGCTTTGTGTCGTGAGTTTGCAGAACAGACGATGTACGGAAAGGTCATGACGTATTCGAGAGAAAAGGCCCTTGAATGTATTGAAAATTGGTCTAGTATTTTAGTGGCTGAAATTGATGGTAAATTGGTGGGTTTTGGGGCATTGGTGATTGCCACAGAGTTTTTTGAGGAACGGGAAGCGGATATTGACAAGTTTTACGTTCAACCTGAGTATCGTGGGACAGGGATTGCAAGAATGTTAGCAGAAAACCTTGTGAGATTGGCCATTGCGAATGATGCGCGGGTGATTTATGCGCTTTGTGGGTCAGGCATTGATGAAAAAAACGATAAGATGTTTGAAAATCTTTGGAAGAAATTTGGTCTTAAAAAAACAGGCTGTTTAATGGTGGGGATATAATATGGGCGGCAGAGTATTTAAAGGGATAGGTAGGGCCCTAAAAACAGTGGCTCCCATTGCGGCGGGTGCTGCTGGCATGTATTTTGGTGGTCCTGCTGGTGGTGCATTGGCTGGTTCTTTGTTTGGCGGCGGTGGTGGTGGCGGTGGTGGCGGCAATGATCTTGCATCTGGCTTAGGCGGTATGGCTGGTGGTTTGTATAATTTTTATGGACAAGAAAAGGTTGATAAAGGCATTTTAGAGGCGCAATTAAAGGCTGGAGAGCAAGCCTCTCAGCTTTTGAACCCATACTACCAAACGGGCACGCAAGCCAACCAGAGGCTCTCTGATCGCCTTATGGGAGGCTTTAATTTCAATCAGGCAGATTTGTATAACGATCCAGGGTATCAGTTTCAGCTTGAACAGGGTCAACGCGGTTTGAATACGCAAGCAGCAGCATCTGGTTTGCTTGGCAGTGGCCGTGCATTAAAAGAAGCTACTCAATATGGCCAAGGTATGGCTGAGGGTCAGTTTAACAATGTTTACAATAGGAATTTAAATAAATTTAACATTGAAAACGAGGCTTTAGGTAATTTGGCATCACGAGGTCAAACGGCTGGTACTGGCATGGGCGAGTTAATGCTAAGCATGGGAAAAAATCGAGCAGATTATCGTGTTCGCAGAGGTCAGGGGCGCAATGATTTAAGTGCTGGATTGCTAGACAACGCTGCCCCTGTTTTGAGTGGCATAGGGGATTATTTAACAAATTTTGGAAATGAACCTGCTCAAGTTCAGCAACCACAAAATTCTTTGTATCAAATAGGTGGTGGTGCTTTTTTACCAGGAAGAGCAAGTTTTGCAAAATCAGCAGATATGCCATTAAGGACTGGTGCAAGAAGGCCTATGACTGGATTTGGCAGGCAAAACTCTGCTCAAAACATGCGTTTGAGTAAAGGCATGGGTGGAAGTAACTGGAAGGTTATCGGGTGATTTATGACAAGTTTAGAACAATACAGCAATCGTCCTTACGTTAGCTTTTCGGAAAGAATGCAACAAAATGCCGCAAGACGGCAATTAATGCAGGATAAAGCCATTGCGCGTCAATATAACCAACAAAAGAATGAGTTGGATTTAGCGCAAGCGCAGCAAAAACTTCAGCAAGATTTGCAAAATTATGAACAGGGTTATAATGGAAACACGCCGTCTGCTATTCAGGAATACAATTTCCTTAGCAAGCTGTCTCCTCGTGAACAGGCCTTATATCTGAGAGCAAAAGCCCCAAATTCTCAAATTCAGTTTGAAAACATGGGGATGATGGACGGTATGGGTGATGTGGGTGATATGAATCAACCCATGACGATGCCAGCACCTCAACGGCAACCTTCTGCACCATCTCGTCGGCAACCTTCTATGCAGCAAGGTCCTATTATGCCTTTTGATGGAGGAGATGGTCTTTCCGAGGCCGCGCCTACAATGCCAACGCAGCAAGATGCTACTTTATTGCCTCCTGAAGATTTAGGGAATGGTAAAGCTCGATACAAAGGTAAAATATGGGATAAAAGAATAGCTGAAAAAGCATGGGCGATGGATTATAAAAATCCAACAACTGAAGATGAAAGAAAAGGAGCTTCTTGGTTATTACAGGCAAACTCCGCATATAAAAACCTTTTGAAGTCCATGTACAATCAAAAAGGTGAAAGAACAGGAGCCGAAAGGCCGAATGCTGTAGAGGCTTTTTTAAATTCAAAGTATGTTCCTATAAGTCCGCGTGCTGCTCGTAGAACAGCAGAAAGAGAGCAGTTTGTTCAGGCAACCGAAACAATATCAGATGCTTTATTAAGAGCGGCTACAGGTGCTGGACAAAACGAAGCTGAGGCTAGAAGAAAAATAGAAGAAATAACACCGTCATGGTTTGATGATGATGCCACAGTTAAACAAAAGCTGGATTCTATACCTGCTTATATTGAATCACTTAAAGCCCGTGCTGGAAGAGCAACACCCAAAGATTTCACCATTCCCACAGTGGAAGGTCTTGGATTAAATGTGGGACAGCAACCCGCGCAAAATGCTGCACAGCCTATGATGCCTGCTGGTGGTGGTGGATTTTCTATTCGGGAAATAAAATAATGCCTAAATATGAAATAACTGCTCCTGATGGTAAAAAGTTTGAAGTAACTGCTCCTGATGGAACAACTCAAGAGCAGGCATTATCGTATTTTCAAAATAATTATAAACCCACGCAACAGCAAGCCCCACAACAGCAGCAACCCGCAAAAGAACCCAGAACGACGGCATCTGGTTTGTTAGCGGCTGCTGGTCGTGGTGCTGCTCCTTATGCGGCTGCGGCTACCTTGGGTGCTGTTACTGCGGGTCCCTTAGGAGCTGCCGCTGCACCCACAGCGTTACTTGCGGCGGATGTTCTAACGCCTGTTGCAAATTATGCTTTAGGAACAAATTATCCCAGTCCATCTGATTCATTTCAGAATTTACTTACTCGTGCGGGAACGCCACAACCCAGAACAGAAACCGAGCGCGTTGTTCAAGCGGCATCTGGTGGTGCTAGTGGTCAAAAAGCATTTATAGGACTTGGAAAAACACTTGCGGGCTCAGCCAATCCCCTTTCTCAAAGAGTGGGGCAAGTGTTGTCTGAATCGCCTTTAGCGCAGTATTTTAGTGGTGGTGCTGCTGGTGGTGCCTCTCAATTTGCCGCAGAAGAAGGAGCAAGTCCTTTACAGCAAACCATAGCGGGCTTTGGTGCCGGTTTGCTTCCAAACGCAAGAAGTTTATTAAAAAGTGGAGTTAGGGCTATTGGTGAGGCTGTAACACCAAGCGCTTCTCCTGTTGTTCCACCAAAAACAATAAAAGAGATTTACAGAGGGGCAAAATTAGGGGCTTCTCCATCTAAACAAAAAGATATTGCACAGGTGTTAACAGAGGATCCACTATCTGCGGATGCAGCGCGATATAAATTATACAATGGTAAGCCTGTTGTAGATAATCAAGCAATCAATGCCATCAATCAAGGATGGCAAGATAGTGCTGTTTCTGCCATTAAAGCATCGTCTCTTGAAGACAAAATAGCAATGAAACAAATGCTTGATGTTTTTAAAACAGGTGAAAAAAACGTAAAATATAGAGCTTTTAATAGGCCTTCTGATACTATTGGGAAAACCGTAGAAAACCAAATTAATTATTTGTCAAAATTAAAAAATGAAGCCGGAATATCTATAGATGACATTGCTAAAAAAGAATTAAAAGGAAAAACTGTTGATGTTAAGCCTGCAATAGATTCTTTTTTGAAAGAATTAGACGATATTGGTGTTTCTTTGAAAACAAATAAATCAGGGATTCTTGAGGCAAATTTAAGAAATTCTGAAATTCAAGGTGATAAACAATCTCAAAGTCTTTTAAACGGTGTTTTAGAAAGGCTTTATGATGTAAACGTTCCAGATGGTCTTGGTGTTCATCGCGCAAAACGATTTCTTGATACGCAAATTTCTTATGGAAAAAAAGTTTCAAATCCTTTATCGGAAAGATCCGAAATGATTGTAAAAAATCTTAGAAGAAATTTAAATGAAGCACTTGGAAAGTCATCTAAAAATTACAAAAAAATGAATACTCAGTATTCTGAAACAATAGATGCTTTAACAAATTTACAAAAATCTGTTGGATCTAATGTTGATTTTAATTCACCTAATGCAGACAAAGCGTTAGGAACCTTTACCAGAAAAACATTGAGTAATCAAACAGGTCGCGTTAATGCTATAGATGCTTTAGATTTAATAAAAACAACAGCAAAATCGTATGGGTACAAGTCTAATGCTGATGTAACCAATCAAATTATTTTTGCTAATGAATTAGAAAAAATGTTTGGATCTTCCGCAGATACATCATTAAAAGGTCAAATGGAGCAAGTGGGCCAGACTGTGCAAATAGGAGCAAACCTTGCAAGAGGAAATCTTGCACAGACCGCTATAAACCTTGCATCAAAAGGTATCAATAAATTGCAAGGTGTAAATAGAGAAAACGCTGTAAAAACAATGGAATCTCTATTGCAACAAGAAACGTTAAAAACCAAAAAATAACATTTCTATGGATGAAAAATAAATGGCCGTCTTATACACCCAGCATTTTGTTCAATTCTTTGACGATAATGGCAATCCTTTATCGGGTGGTCGGCTTTACACCTATGATGCAGGTGGCACAACACCGAAAGCAACCTACACGGATGCGGCTGGTTTAACAGCAAATGCCAACCCAGTCGTTTTAGACGCTGCTGGACGTGCCACGGTGTTTTTGGATGGGACAACGTATCGGTTCGACTTAAAGACGTCTGGTGACGTTCTGGTGAGAAGTACGGACAACATTCAGTCGTTTGGTGTGGTTCAATCAAACATTCAAAATTCAAACTTGGCTTTGATGCCAGCGACTACGGTAAAGGCAAACGCATTGATTTCCAGTGCAACGCCCACGGATGTTTCTTTTGGAACGTTTGCTTACCTTTTGCATCTTCCCAGCGGAATGCAAAACATGTTTCGCAATCCATTTATGGAGGTTGCGCAAAGAGGAACGTCAGGAACCAATACAGCAGGGGTAGGAGCTTACACCTTAGACGGATGGGCCGTATTGGCTACAGGGGCTAACGTATCTTGGCAGCAAGCTGGGTCCGTTTTAAGTGGCTCTACGTACAGCTCAACATCTCTTGGTCTTTTGGGAGCATCAGGTTTGACTGGATGCACGGTTTACCATCGCATTGAAAGCAATATGGCGTCGCAAATTGCCGGAAAACGGGTAACGGTTCAGTTTGTAATTTCAAACCAAACAGGGGCATCTATAACGCCCACAATAACCACTTATTACCCAACGGCATCAGATAATCATACCTCAGTCGTTGGTGATCTTGGTGTTACATCGTTGCAAACTATTGCCTCTGGCGCAACAGCAACAGTTGCCTACACGTTTAACACAAACAGTCTTGCAACCCGTGGGTATGGCTTTGATCTTAATTTTGGCTCTCAACTTAATGGTGCTGGGAAAAACGTTTATATTTCAGCAGCGGACATTCGTGTTACGCCAGATGCGCCTTTGGGGTTAAATAATGCGCCGCCACGGCCTGAATATCGGCCACGTGGTCCTGAAACAATTTTATGTCATAGGTATTATTGGCGTTTTGGCAATAGTATTTTAATTCAAGGATACGGGCAAGGATCAGGGGCTAACACATATCAAACAATTACGTTTCCTACACTTATGCGGGTAACGCCGGTACTTTCAACAACTTTTGTAAGTGGTATAAACGTTCAAAGTGAATCGGCTATCGGATTGTGGGCGGGAGGATTTCAAATTAAAATTACATCCGCAGCTATTGGAGACTATGCCTCTACATTATCAGCGGCCGCAGCAACATCGGAAATTTAATCATGATTTACACCTACATTAACTCACAAAACACTATCATTACCGACGGACAAGGCACGTTTATTCCCGTTGACGTGGGCAACGGAGTATACCAAAGATTGATTGCGGACAATACCCCCATCGGTCCTTACGTGGCCCCACCGACACCCATTCCCACCATCACGGCCACGCAGATGCTGATTGTGTTGCAGGCTATGGGCTTTATAACGGAGACAGAGGCCACGGATAGAACAATATTCCCCACGGCCTTTAGTGCTTTGCTTAGTGGCACGGCGGCAGAGAATGCGGCCATTAAGATACGCTGGGCAAATTTGACGACTGTGGAAAGAAACGATCCTCTTGTTTCGGCATTCGGGTCATTGCTTTCGCTAACAAGTGAACAGATTGATGGCATGTTTATACAGGCGGCGCAAATATGACATTTTTATCAGTTATCCTGAAAAGCCTGAAAACACCAGACGATCAGAAACTTGACTGGTACGGGTGGGCGACAAATCAAACGGGGCATTTTACCATCGGTGTGATAATCACCGCCATTGCCATACAAGTATTGCCTGTTCATTTTGCAATTCTTCCTGCTTTGGTTTTTGCTGGAATCAAAGAAAGCATTGATATGTTTAAAAATTCTTCTTTTAAAGATTCTTTGATTGATTGGATATTTCAGGGTGTTGGTGCTATTTTTTCCATTGTTTTTTTTATAAAAAACATGGATCTTTTGAATCTAACCATAGGTTCTTTTCTTGTATTTCTTGTTTTTGGTGTTATACCAAGAGTAAGACGTGCTTTTCGGAAACAATAATTAAAAACAGAGGGTAACATGGTAGCTTATAACAAATTTCATGCTTGGTCTAAAAACATGGTTGAGGTGGCCAATTTGGGCACGGATCAATTTGTCATTGCCTTAACCAACACGGCCCCTGTAGCTACAAATAGCGTTTTAGCGGACATTACGCAAATCAGCTACACAAACCTTTCAAGTCGGAACGTAACTACCACAAGCTCGTCTCAAACATCTGGCACATATACCTTGGTGTTAGCGGATTTGGTTTTAACGGCTTCTGGTCCTGTAGCATCTTTTCGGTATGCGGTTTTGTACGATGACACCCCGACATCGCCTGCTGATCCTTTGATGGGATGGTGGGATTATGGCTCTAGCATTACGATGGCAAACGCTGAGACATTTACGGTAGATTTAACGGGCGCAGCAATCACCCTTTCTTAGAGGTAACATCATGGTATCCCAAGTCCTTATTGACAAGGTTGCGGAATCACAGTTTGACAACCTAACGGAATCGGAGGTTGCGGATGCGTTAAATGCGCTAGATGCGTCTTTGGCTTATGTTAAGCAGGATGTTTCCACATCGGATATAAAAGAGGTTTTACTTTCCAGCGGAGAATGGGCGGCTATTGTTTTAACGGCGGATAATACGTCGGCTCCTGAAAGTTTGAGGGGCGCATGTATTGTTGTGCGGGATACTTTTAAAGAGACGAATACGATTCGAACGTCTCTTTTTAATATCTTTGCCCAAACTAACACCGTTTTAACTGGCCTTTTAGGAGCAGGCGTTATTACGCAAGGCACGTATGATGCCCTGATTGCCTTAACCAACCGCCGCCCTTCATGGGCAGAAGCCAATAATTTACCACCCGTCACATCGCGTGATGTAGGGTTAGCGAGAGGAGCCGTCGCATGAGTGTTGCTAAATGGACTACGCCAAGTACACGGTTTTCAAACTTTGCCAGCACGGCTTTTAACTCTTTAGCAAACGGATCGGAAAGTGCGACCGTCACATACGATAACGCTACAAACAAAGACCTTTATGCGGCGGTGACGCTTAAACTTGGCAGTATTACGCCTTCTACGGGGGGATCGGTAAGTTTGCGGATTACGCAATCTGATGGAACAGATGTATCCGATAAAATCGGCGGTGATTTGTATGCAATACCTTTAACATCTGGTGCAAGTGCAAAAGTCAATATCATCTCGCTTGTTCGGCTTTACCCGTTCTCTTTGCGGTTTTCTTTGGTGAACAATTCAGGCGTGTCTTTAGCGGCCAGTGGAAATGAAATTTACGTTACGCCATTTAACGAAGATATTGTGTAATGCCGCGTGGGACCTCACTTTACGATGAGGCTCGGCTGCAGGGGCGGTTGTGGACACCTGCGGGCAACACTGCACTATGGCTTGATCCTTCCGACCCGACGGTTTTCAGCTTTGGCACAGGCATCAGCGAGTGGCGTGACAAAAGCAGTAACGGGCGCAACGCAACGCAAGCCACTGGGGCAAATCAGCCGACGTTGGCAGCCAACGCCCTGAACGGATTGCCCCTTGTCCGGTTCGACGGGCTAAATGACATTCTTATCGCCAACTTCGGCGCGGCATTGCAGGTCACCAATTTCTCGCACACGTGGCTTATGGTGCGCCGTGGCACTGGGACAGGTGACACTTACCAACCATCGCTGGCCGGTTGGGACTCGGCAGGGGCAAATGTTGGAGGCTATCACTTCATCAAGAGCAACAATCTGTTCGGAGCGTCTGTCCCCCACGGTACCTGGGGGAGTTATGACCTAAGCAGTGGGACCGCATATGCAAACGGACGGCCCGAGATAATGACCTTTTCGGCCGAAACAACGGCATGGCGCGTTTTGCGGAATGGAGTGCAGGAAGGTGTTACCGGAACAATATCGTCCGCGAACACAGTCATCGACGGCATCAGCCTTGGGGGGTCCACAAACCCCGTCAGATACTCGCTGATTGACTACGGTGATGTAGTTTCGTTCATTGGGAGTACCAGACAAAACGGGCGTCAACAGCAGGTTGCAGAGGGCTACATTGCCTGGAAATGGAATCTTCAAAGCAGCCTCCCAGCCGCTCACCCCTTCCGAAACCGCCCACCTTTTATCGGTGACTGATTATGTTGCGGGTTAGAGTCCCAAGAATCACAGGAGCAGCAAGCGGCGCATATACGTTAGTTGCGGATGGTGGAATATACACTTATTCAGGAAATAACGCTAATTTAACGTATACTACAGTTGGATCGTATGTTTTGTCTGCGGACGGCGGCACATACACTTACAGTGGGAATAACTCTAATTTATTGTTTAATAAAACAATTTCCGCGGACGTTGGCGCGTTTTCGTATTCAGGAAACAACGCTAATCTTTTGTTTAATAGGACGATTCTTTTAGATGGAGGGGTATTTTCTTATTCTGGCAATAATTCCAATTTTGTTTATTCGCGGATTATTTTGGCCGATGGAGGTGCTTACACTTATTCAGGTAACGATGCTAATCTTGTATATGCTACCGCAGGTTCATACACATTATCCGCAAATACAGGGACGTTTTCTTATTCTGGAAACAACGTTAACCTGATTTATCCTAGAACAGTCGCAGCTGATGGCGGGATTTATACATATTCTGGTAATGCTTCTAATTTATTATACAATAAAAAAATTGAGGCTGATGGGTCCACATACAGTTATTTAGGGAATAATGCGAATTTAACGTATGCAACAATAGGGTCATACACGTTAGTAGCAGATACGGGAACGTTGTCTTATTCTGGTAATAATGCAACGCTAACCTATTCTGGTGCATCAACAACTTGTCCCACAGCCCAAGAGATTGCTCAAGAGGTGTGGAATTATATTTTAGAAGGCTCTGTTTCTGCGGGACAAATGCTTAGAGGCGTAACAAGAACGCAGCTTGCTAGAGTTGATATTAACGAAACAACAGGACAAGTGACAATCTATAAACTGGATGGTACAACCGTATTTGCACAGGCATCAACGTCTCCCACAGGGGATAGAAATGCCCCAACCGTAGATTGGACTTAAAGGAGTTTTTATGAAAAAGAAAAAAGGAAAAGGCGGCGGGAAAGGCTGTTAATTATGCTTTTGCTCTCAATGCCGAAAGTTTATCAAATGTTCTCAGCCCCATGTAAATGTAGGGCAGCATCATAAGCCCATCAAATACCTTTTCGTTGGGGCTGGGCATAAGAATAACATAGGCGATGCTTCCTAAGAGTCCTAGCCACGCCATACCAGGGCGGGTAGAACGCACAAAAATATCATCTGCTTTGTCCCCTGCCCTAATCGTGTCTTGCGTTTCTTTTTGCTCAAGCTGTGAATCCTGTAGCCGGATGCGTTCCATTTCCAGCAGGTGAGAGCGAATAGAGGCTTCATTGTCGTTAGCCATCTTTCTAAGCCGTTCTAGAGCCTGTGAATCGTTTTGCAGGACGGATAGTGCCAAATCAGGCGTTGCATAGTGTGTTGCCCCTGAAACCAGCTTTACGCCAGCCTCTACAGCATTTCCAAGGTTTCCAGTTAAAAGTGAACCGACAAGGTTTGCGCCTTCCGTGCCGTTTCTGCTTAGCCATGCGCCTACGTCCTTCCATGTACTCATAATTCATCTTCCCATAAATCTCTTTTTGCAAAACCTGTTAGAAAAAACAGCAAACTTGATCGAATAAAATGCTGTTTGTTTTCACCGTGCGTTGAATAAAACTCAACGTTTCCGTTTTTATCCCATGTCATAGCAAAAACACCAGCGGGTTTGCTTTCTAAAAACCCATCACACATTTTTTTAGGATTTATTCTAATGGATTTTTTTCGTTTTTGTTTTGGGTACAAAGCAACGACGTTAGATGTCATAGTTTCATGCCTTTCCCGTATTCCCTTAACCCTGAAAACTCTCTCATTTTATCAATATGACGGCATTGTTCAACTCGGATATGTTCAGCGAGATCATCCGTAAACTCTATAATCTCTTCAAGACTTTCCCTTTTTTCCTGATCCACATCATCTAAATTTAGCCGCAAAGTATGAGAAATCATAGGCAAAAATTTATGAATTTCATTTAGTTTGTCATTCAATGCCACGCATAACCAGTGCGCGTTTGTTTCCCCTTTGAGGTTTTCAAACACATTTTGATAAACGGTCTCATCTACTAGGTTTTTCATAAAATGTTTTTTAAAGTTTCTTTTTAAAAGATAATCCAGCTCTTCTTTTGATGCTTCAAAAAAAGACCCAGGTTCTCCAATGTCTGCAATAGAATCAATGTTTTCTCTTATACCAGTTAAGTTTTTCATAATAACTCTTTCCATCCTTCATTGCCTAAAAACATCAAAGATTCCGCCTGTCTGCGTCTGCGAAGGCCGTTAGAGGGTTGACCTTTAATATAAATCCATCGTTTAAATTCTGCGGATGCTTCTTGTATTCTGCCTTCGTTCAACAGGCGGCGTATGGTTGAACTAGAAACTTTCCCTCTCCCAAGGTTAAAAACAAAAGAAACCATAGCATCAAACTGGTTTTGGTTTAGGGGAAAATGGACCAAATCGTGGATGTGGTTTTCTGCTTTTTTTTTATCTACTAGAAAAAGTGCGTCTGCCTCTTCTTGGGTAAGACCATTTTTAAAACGCTCTGTTTCCTCTGGCCATATTCTGTGCCCCCATCCGATAGTGGGATACTTTGCCCCATCATCGTATGCTCTTAATCGGCACCCTTCAAAAGCATGGATCAGGTCAATTCCATCTTGAGAAAGAGATAGCATCATTTATCACCTTGGGAAATTAAAGAAGGGATGGCGTTTTCAACGTTGGTCAAGCGACCTTCCAGCTTTTCAAAGTCTTTCTCAGACTTCTGTTGCAAGGCTACCATTACGGCCAAGTTTTTATCAATGGCGGCTTGTGTCTGCAAAAAATACGGACCAGCCCCCGCAATGGTAGCGATAACAATACCAAGCAACGTCACAAGCAACTTGGTATTTGTGTTGCTGCTGTTATCCACAACAGGGGCCCTTAGTTTCCCCGTTGTTGCACGTGTGCAACAGTGGTGCGAACTTGGTTTTGAAAGTTAGGAAAGTCATTAAGAGCAGACAAAATCAGTTGCTCGCCTTCCACTTTCGTGATTTTAGCAACAATTTCAGGGCTGCGAATAATACGAAAAGCAATAGCAGCAAGATCAAAAGAAGCCACTTTGTAAACTTCCTCAATAGCGGCTAAGTGTTGTTGAACTTCAGACATGGGGTCTTCCTTTATTTGGGGTTTTTTAGGTTTAGAGAGTGAAAAAAAGAACCTCATTTCATCTCTCCTTTGGCAGGTTTTACATAACCTTATAGACATTTTTTGCAATTTCAAAGCATTTTTGCCCCTAATAAGGAATTTCATCATCTAAATCAGGTTCAGATTGCGCTTCAGCGTCCTTTAAAGCAGTGATAAGTTTGGATGCCGTAAATGATGTCATGGAATCCCATTGATCTTTTGTGACAACACCGGATGCTGTTCTAATTTTAGCCACAACTTCCTGAGGAAGTTTTTTACCAAGGGCACGAATCATGGCTATTTGTTTCTCACTGGCTAGTTTTGGACCTTGTCCATCACTTGCAGATGAACTGCTGTATGATGTGGTTTTGTAGGATGATTGTGCAGGTTCTGGCCTGTCATTGCTTGTTGTTTCGTGCTTGTTTGTAGCATCGGGATCAGCAGACCCATCATCCAAAGCCAACAAGCCTTGCAAAGCATACTTACGAGCATAGGACGATGAAGCCCCTGTGATTTGCGAAAAATCCATTCCCTTTTTATCCAA